ATTTCAAATAGTATTGATTAAATCACTGGCTGAAGAAAAACGAAATGATCAATACACGGATCAATTGGAGGTGGCGAAAATTCAAACCCGATGAAAGGAGAATAAAATGGAATTTGGAATTCATGTTATACGTGTTCAGGAACAGGACAGTCCACGCAAGCGATCATGGTGGCTTTTTCCCGACAACAGCACCAGTGTCCACGACATCTTTAAATCAATGATGTCAAGGGATAAATCAATTGCCTATTACAGAAAGGCACGTAACATAAAAGCAACCAACATCGTTGCCATAACTTATGACGGTATTATGAATCCGGCTGAAGCAGCAATGAATATCACGGAAGTAATTTCCCAAAACCGTAAGAAAGAAGAAAAGAAAGAATTGATTCATGAATAAAAGAGAGGATCTATTAAACGCATTGGCAGCTACACTGGATAAGACATTGCCTACAATATATAATATCGAAAGAGTTGGATTTGTATTGCTTACCTTTTCATTTGACGTGGAGAGCAAATCCGGTGATTATGTCAGCAACGCAAATCGTGATGATATTATCAAGGCATTGCGTGAAGTAGCTGATCGATTGGAAAGCAATGAGGTAATTGGTCAAACAATTGGTGAAGCGTAATTGGGTTAATGAAGAAAATCAAGGACACATATAAAAGGATTAGAATAAGTAAAAAAGAAACAAGGGATAGACATCGCTTGTTAAAAGAAAAAAAATTGAACCGTCGATTGGGATTTAATGAGGTTGTTCATCATTTAATTCCAGGCAATGATAACCCTAAATACACAGTAGTAATTTCCAGATGGAAACATTCAAGACAACATATGATTAAATTATGGAGGGAAAATTATGACAAAATAGTAAAAAATTATAGAATGAAAAGAAGTGGACACAGATCGGTTTCAGCAAAACTCAATTGGAAAAAAGTTAGATTGATAAGAAAATTAGGTCGTGAAGGTTATAATCATACTTTATTGGCAAACTTATTTAATGTAAATAGAACGACAATTGGAGATATAATTGCCAGAAGGACTTGGAAACGACCATACTTAGAAGAAAAGAAAGGAGATAAACCTATGAGTCACACCGAAATCATCGACCTTGAAATTCAGGATTTAAAGACGCTTGAAAGAGTATGCAAACGCATGGGCGGCGAATTGATGCTTAATCAGAAAACCTACAGATGGTTTGGAACCAATGTGGGTGATTACCCTCTGCCGGAAGGGGTCAAGGTGAGCGATCTTGGCAAATGTGAACACGCAATCCGGTTTAATGGCATCAAATACGAAGTCGGAGTCATGAAATCCCGAACCACCAAAGGCGCATATGAATTGATTTGGGATTTTTGGGATAACCAATTGAAGAACAAAATGGGTGGATCGACCGGAGGACTGTTCAAGCAAGCCTATACGGTTGAGAAAACCAAACAGGCAGCAATGCAAAAGGGCAAGGTCTGCCGTGAATCGCTGATCAAAACTAAAGAGGGCAACAAGATCAGATTAACCATCAACGTGTAATTCAATTAAACGAAAGGAGAAATTATGGCAAAACAAATTATAGTTGAAGTGGATGAGAACGGCAAGATTACATTTGAAACCGATGGATTCGTCGGTGAGGAATGCATCCACAATGCGATTGTCAATCACGTCAAAGAAGCACTTGGCAGAGGACTTGGGCCGGAATTCAAGCCGGTGTTCTATCAGAAAAACCAAACCAGAACGGTTCACAAAAACTTCTGCGGATAAAAACAAATGGAATACAACTACTCAATTGGCCTTATAGATGAGAAATGCAACTTTGTTTATAAAGCCAATGCGGAACTCAATTACTCTACATCAAGTAAAAAGAAACAAACCAGAATTGAAATGGCAATCATCCAGATCGATCCGATTGTCGGATACATGAAAAATGTCATTAAGAAAAAGACATTTTACATTCACTTTGAAAATGAGCAATATGTGGTATCGGCCAACATCGTGAATTGGCATCATGTTAACCAGGAATGGCACTTTAATATTACTGGAAAACCAACTGATACAACGATTGCAATTCACATGAAAAACGTGTCAATTGGAAAGAGTAGGTATGTAACTATGTTGTTATCTAAAAATACAATGGTGGATACAGTGCGTCGATTAACGTTTTAAGAAAAGAAAGGAGAATCGTTATGGCTAAAAAAGCGGAAATCAAAATGGCAACCGGCAAGTCAAATGAAATCAACATTTTCAATTTGGGAACTCTGCTTCTGTTTGAAACCCATTCGTGGCAAGCCCGTAAGATGCTACCCAAAGAGATCAGGGAAAGTATCGTATCGGACGGCAACGGTGGCAATTGGGTGTCGGGATATAAACGATTGATCAATCCCAAAAGACTTGAGCCGATCAATTCAGTTATCAATGCCGCACGTAATTACGTTTGGGATATGGCACTTCCCTTTCCGATCAAATCGGTTCATTTCATTGGCGGTAGTGCCGTTGAACAGGTCAATGAGCAATTGGAAATTTATTCTGCCATGCTCGATGAAGTGGTCATTCCATTTGCCGATGATTACAGTCAATGGAAAGCAGAAGCAAAAAAGATCCTGAATCAGAGGGATTTGTTTAATAAGGATGATTATCCCGATGACATTAAAAGTCGTTTCTACCTTGAGTGGCGTTGGTTTAACATGACAATTCCAGATAACATCACTGAGGAAATCTACGCCAAGGAATCCGAAAGACTCCATCAATTGTTTGAGGAAACACGTCACAGTTCCATATTGGCCTTGAAAGAGGGTTTCGGGGCAATCATTGCTCATCTTTCCGATACTCTTAACGACAAGAAGAAAGGAGAAAACAAACGAATCAGACCGGAGGCAATTGACAAGGTGCATGAGTTTTTTGAAACATTCAAATACAAAAATGTGTTTAATGACAAGCAATTGGAGCAATTGGTTAACAACGCTCACGATCTGATGGAAGATCTGACTCCAATTGAGATCAGAAAAGACAAAGATCTGGAAGAACTCATCACCGATGGGCTAAATGAAATCAAACTGGAACTCAATGATTCAATTGAAACTTATAAACGCAAACTGACGTTCTAATGGAGAGATCATGTTTGATGATGAATTCAGTCTTGATCGTTTCAAATTAGAAGAAGAAGCAGAACGCAATCCAAAACTCATGCGTAAATACGGCAAACTGTTGTCACTCTCAAAAGGTAAAATAAAAGATCTCAAAATCAAAGTCGATATTCTTGAAGCAGAACTCATTATTGAGTATCGACAAAACAGGGATAAGTACGGAACCAAAGGTGTGAGTGACACAGTAATTGCCAAACTGGTAAAAAAAGATGAACGTTATACGGAATTGCATGATGAGTACGTTGAATGGATTCGCAGATCGGAAGACGCAGAAAATGCCGTCAAATCAATTGAACAGAAAGGATGGATGATCAAGATTGAAGCCGAATTGTGGTTAAACAATTATTACTCAAGGCCAGAGGTTTATAAGAAGAAACCGAAACGAATTAACTTACAGTAAAGGAGATCCGGTTATGGCTATAAATTTCAAAAAGAAGTTAGGTCTTAAAAAACTGTCCAAACCAAGCGGATTGAAATCACGATTCAAGAAAAGATCTGAAAACGTACTGGAAAAGATTTACAAGAAACGTGAGGAACGATCCAGTGTCGGCGGTATGGGAAAGAACATATTCAACAAGGAATTGATGGACGAATACGGATTGGAAGAATTTCAGATCATAGAAGGTGATCATTTTGTGGAGATCCTTCCAATTAGCGATGACGAAAACATGGAGTATTTCCTTGAAATTTCCCAACACACGCAAGTCGGATTCGCCAATGACAAATTCATTTGTATGCACATCAAAGAGGGCAAGCGGTGCTATAGGTGTGAGCAGCAATCCGGTATGTGGGATATTGATCGGGATAAGGCGATCAGTATGTACCCAAGGGATCGTTGTATTTACCTTATTTGGGAACGCACAAAGGAATTGATTGGCGATGAGGAACCGACATACCAATTGATGCTTTGGAATGCTCCCAAAGGCGCAGTACATAAGGAAATATCTTCCAAGGCACGTAACAAGATCTCCAAAACCAATATCGACATATCCTGTGTCGATAAGGATGAGGGCAAAACCGTTGGATTTGAAATCAATAAGGTCAAATCATCGGCAGGAACATTTCCGCAATACAGTTCATTTGAATTGCATCCACGCGAACATGATATTCCAGAGGAAATTCTGGAACAGGTTGCAGCTTTAATTGATACTGCCAAAGAGGAAGGTTACGACAATGCAATTGAATTGTTCCTGCACATTCCTACCTATGAAGAAGTCAAGGAATCTGCCGATACGGAGAGTTTAGTTGCCAGTGAATCAGGTGAACAAACCAATGAACCTGAATCGGTTAAAAACAGATTCACCAAAAAAACCACTACTGCCACACCTCCAGTTGAATCCACCGTCGATGCCACACTTGAGGCAATTCAGGCTGAATGTGAGGAATACAGAACTGAATTGAAAGGTATGAACCTGATTGCCTTTCGCAAATGGTGTCGGGAAAACGAATACGAAGAAGCACTTGAAATCAAAGATCGGGATGAGTGTGTAAATGCCATTATTGAGGATATGTTTGCCAAAATGGTGGCTGAAGCCGACATCAATTACTAACCAATTAGGGAGTCTTTAACCGGACTCCCTATAAAACAATATATTGTACATTAGGAGCCATTAATGGCAATAAAACTCAAAAGAAAAAATCTACGGGAAAGATTGAAAACGTGTGAAACACTTCCTGAATTGAAATTGAAAAAGCCGCTTACGTTTGTCGATTCAGGATCGTGGATGCTCAATTTATCTCTGACCAATGACATTGGCAAAGGCTATCCAATTGGCAGAGTTGTCAATCCGGTCGGGGATTATTCTACCGGAAAAACCCTGCTTGCCTGTGAACTGGTCAATTCAGTATGGTACATCGAACATCTGCGACATGGCAAAAAGGTCAAGATATACTACGATGAGCCGGAACACGCTTTTGATTACGGATTGGCAGCAAAGTTCAATATGCCGATTGAACACGTAATTGGATTGCGTGAAGGATTGTCTGGTTACAAGCAACCAAAAGGCGAAAAGCTATTTAGACGATCAAAAACGGTTGAAGATCTTTACCGTAATCTGGATCGGATCAGCAAAGAGGAATCGGATAAAAATGATATTGTATTGTATATCATCGATTCACTTGATTCGGTTTCAGACGCAAGAGAGATCCGTCATATCGAAAAAAAGGGAATTGACAAACAGGACATGGGTGGCGGTAAAGCCAGAGTCCTATCTCAAATGTTCCGTAATTGCATTGAGGGAGTCAACAACTCCAATATACTTCTTTTCATTCTATCTCAAATCAGAATGAATATTGGCGTCACTTTTGGCAATCCTCATACAAGAGCCGGTGGCAAGGCATTGGATCACTATGCATCACAGATATTCTTTTTAAAAGAACGTCAAAAGATAACTTCACCCAATAAGATCAATCAGGGCATATCGGTTGAGATCAAGGTGGATAAGAATAAAACTGGAAGTCGGTACAATCAATTGGAATTTGACATTCTGCATGGTTGGGGCATTGACAACTTTTCCTCTGCCGTCAATTTCCTTTGGGATCACAGCCAGTTTGAAAGAAGTGGCAATTACATCATCTGGAACAAAAAGAATTACTATCGCAAGGATCTGATTGAATTGTGCGCTTCAAATGACAGTGATGCCGCCCAATTGAAACAGAAAATGCAGGAATACTGGAATGAATTGATCAAAGAGGCCGAAGTCAAACGTAAACCCAAGTGGGGAATGTGCTAACTTGACCAATCTAAAAACTAATTTTTAGAAAAAATTTTTGGAGAGAAAAATGCCAGAAATTCCTAAAAAACTCAAGGGTTTACTAAAAACTTTTGGCGAATACACTTTCCTGAAACGATCTGACTTGATCCGATTGTATCTGGAGATCTTTTACCCTGAATCAATTGCAGTTGTGATCTACACTCCCAATCTGGCACTTGAATACGTGCCACGGATTGCCATGCTCAAACGCGATAATTTTTTGGCCTATCGCAAGGCAATTAACAGTGATTTTATCGTCGTTGAGTATGACAACATTGGATTGGCTGAAGATTGGGTGTTTTCTTTTCCCTCTAATTCTAAGGTTAATATTGAATACGAAATCTACGATAAATTGCGGTTAGTGCGGAACGAAAAAGGCAGAATCAAATAATGGCACACGGTAAAAACTTTGAAAGAGATATGGCAAGGGAACTATCTCTTTATCTTACTAATGGAAAAACAGATGATGGCGTATGGCTTACCGAAGGTTCCGGTGGTCGTGCAACAAACCGTCGAAAGGCCAATCGTGCTGTGCGAATTGAGCAGCACAGTGATTTGACTTTCACGATGGATGAAACAAAGTATTGGTTTGATTCATTTTCAGTTGAATGCAAATCAGGTTATGCCAAGAAAACAAAGAGTAAAGTTAAAAACAAAGTGACTATTACGCACTGGTGTTTAACCGATTTAATTGATTCAATGCAACAAACAACTCAATTCCATGAATTCTGGAACCAGTGTTTAACTGATTCAATTGAAAGCAAAAGAGAACCTTTTCTCATTTACCGGCGCAATCGGAGAACACCCTGCGTTGCCATGCATAAGGACATTTTCAATGCTTTCGGTGGTCGGTTCGGATTACCTGATTTTAACTATTTAACGATCAATGGTGGTTTTGCTCCCCTTCCTATTGTGACCTGTAATATCCACCATTTCTATGATTGGACGATGAACATCAATTACAAAGTCATTGATCGTTATATCAAAACCGTATTGAAACGGAGAAAATAAAATGACCCAAAAAATTAAAATAGCTGACACGTTCTATGATCATGCAATGTCGCGCTATTTTGAGCGCACCGATACCGATGTAGGCATGAAAGAAATTGCCAAATCCGTGGCGAACAATAATTTAATATACGTCAAAAGATTAACCCCTCCCTCTCGATCACTGGTTTACGTCAAGGTGCAGCAATCACACCTTGATACGGAAATCTTTAAGATCGTCCTCAATCGAAAGTCAAAGACAATTATCACAATCCTTCCCTGGAAATCTATTTTTCATATCTGCTATGTAATTGAAATGGAAAAATAT